AGAGCTGCGGGTAGAAAGTACTGATGATCGCGAAACACTCAGAAAGTGTGTACAACAGTAAATCCCAAGAGGATCAACATCATCTCAAACAGCATTCACCCAAACACCAACAAACAAGCCCCCCAAATCAGTTGCATTACGATATTAATTGACCATACCGATGGAACAACTGAACAGCACACCATACAACGGTCGGGAACAAGCCACCCGTTCGATTATGGCGTATCTGGAGGCGAAGAGGACGGAGGCGAGCGGAAAGGTCCCGGAAGCATCGTTAGCTTTTGCTCTAGCGTTGGCCATGCCCCACGACTACCCGGCGTGGAGGATGCCCCAAGTGTACACCTGCACCCAGAGTGCCTTGGCGCAACCGTGGAGTGTAGACGAGCAGGACTTCAGCGTGCCCCAGCCCCGAGTGGGAACGGGCGCGGTAGGTTTACCCGATGGTGAGATGTTTCTCGCCGTCACCCGAAGCCCGATCTACGCCCGCATACAATACTGGCCCAACCCGAGCAACAACCTTGTGGTGTATTCCGCCAGGTTTTCGTACGATCCTATCGTGGAAGCGCCGTTTTATGGGGGACCAGACGCAAATCCTGTGGGATTCCTCCCACACATGTATCTGATCGCCACGCCAGGTGAGCAGGGCATGGCCACCAGCGACCTGAACCTCGTAGGTTTCGAGGCTTCCAGCGGCGACCGTCCGCACGGAGACTTCATGTTCGCGGCCACCCACAAGGGTCGGCGCTGCTTCTACGGACCCCCCGGGACCATCACCGACATCAACGAGCTAGAGCTCAATGTCACCACAATCAACCCGACAACCGGGGACCCGCAAAACATCGCCTCAGGGGAGTTGAGATTTGCGATCCACCATTACGTCCTCTGCGGGGAAGAGTGGGTCGAGTCCAGCACCCATCCCACTGAGGTGATTGCCACCGGAGCCAACTCCAAGACGGTCAACCTCAAGTTTCAGGCCGTGTCAAGCGGGGATCGCGTGCGCGTGGGATCGTATCACTCTTACGCCATCTCCGCCGCATCCACTGCCATTACGCTTCACCTCCGCGTGACGTGCGGGTTCAGACACGACACACCCACGTACTCCCACCGCTGCCTCCCGCACTTGTACTAGAAGCGCAACGTCGTTGGGGCATTGCGCCCTGTTGCCGCTGCTGCCATGCTCTCGCCCAACTCTGCCACCTTTCAGAGGCAGGGACTTGTGCGCGGATTGCAGTTGCCACCCGGCCAGCTGTGGAACACCGTCGCCTCCGGGGGCTTCAACGCCCTCAACTCGGCGGAGGGGATGTGGAACGGGCCGTGGGAGAAGGGCATCTATGGTTTCTTGAAGCCGGTGGGGATCAACGAGTTCGAAATGCGATCTCCCTTCCTCCGGCTCGGCGACCTCGGCCCAAACGCTCCGGTCGCCGACGTGGACTACCCGCTAGTGGCCCCCGGCGGCTGCCTCGTGCTGTATGCGAAAACCGACCTGCAAACGTTGGGTTCCGGCGACGTGCTTTACGCCGCCGGACAATCCTACACCACGACACTCCGCTGCGTCGAGTTCCGCACATTGGACACCTGGTTCAAGCAAGACGTCCCGAAACTCGACCAGGAGGAACTGGAGATAGCGATGCGCATGATCACGCACTTGCCGCAATTCCACGAAAACCCGTTGCACATCGCGGCCATCACAGGCTTTCT